ACGCGATGATCGGTAAAAGGCTCGCAAGAGAACAACGTAAATGGGAACGCGAACGCGCACAACAACCTCCTGCGGCTCCTGCTGCACCCGTTGTACCAGAGCAGTTTTCTACTACTGAAGATTATGTCGAAGCATTGGCACTTCAGAAAGCAGATCAGCTACTGACACAGCGAGAGCAACAAAAGCACCAAAAAGAGGTCATTGAAGCGTATCACGATAGAGAGGAAGAAGCACGGAATAAGTACGACGACTTTGAACAAGTTGCCTACAATCCTAACCTTCCAATCACTAACGAGATGGCGCAAGCCATTCAGTATTCTGATATTGGACCCGACTTGGCTTATCACCTTGGCGCAAATCCTAAAGAAGCTGAACGTATTTCCCGTCTGCCACCTATCCTGCAAGCTAAAGAGATTGGGCGTATTGAAGCTAAATTAGCTGCTGATCCGCCCACAAAGAAGACAACCTCGGCGCCAACGCCTATTAGTCCGATTACCGCCAGAAGCACGGGTTCGCCCGCATACGATACAACTGACCCACGCTCTATCAAAACGATGAGCACCTCAGATTGGATTGAAGCTGAAAGGATGCGTCAGATTAAAAAGCACGAAGCGCTGCGTAACCGCTAACTTACTTTTTTAGGAAATTATCATGGCTAATAGCCTTCTTACCATTGACATGATTACCCGCAAGTCTCTCGAAATTCTTGAGAACAACCTGGTACTCACCCGCAACGTAAACCGCCAGTACGACGACTCCTTCGCTGTTGAAGGCGCCAAGATTGGCTCGACTCTCCGTATCCGCCTGCCCGATCGTGCGCTGGTGACTGACGGTGCCGCCCTGCAAGTTCAGGCCGACAACGAACAGTTCACAACCCTGACCGTGTCTAGCCAAAAGCATATCGGCGTGAACTTTACCTCTGCCGAACTTACAATGCAATTGGATGACTTTGCAGAGCGTGTGCTTAAGCCTCGCGTCTCGCAGCTTGCCTCTTCGGTTGACGCCGACGTTGCAACTTCGTACAAAGGCATCTACAACACAGTCGGCTCACCAGGCACCACGCCTGCAACGTCGCTTGTTTTGTTGCAAGCCAACCAGAAACTGAACGAGTTCGCCACTCCAATGGATCAGCGCTACGCAACGGTTAACCCCGCTGCCAACGCCGGTTTGGTTGAAGGCATGAAGGGCTTGTTTAACCCAACCGGTACTATCAGCCGCCAGTTCAAGAACGGCATGATGGGTGAGGGCATCTTGGGTCTGGACGAGATCAATATGTCTCAGTCTATCTCCAACCACACCAACGGCGATTGGGGCACAACCATCACTGTTACTTCGACTGTTTCAACTCAAGGTCAAGCTACTCTGCCAATCAGCTTTACTGGTTCGAGCAAGACTTGGAACGTCGGCGACGTGTTCACGATCGCTGGTGTGTTTGCTGTTAACCCCCAGACCCGTCAATCAACAGGTTCACTCCAACAGTTCGTCGTAACTGCTGCTGTGACAGGTACATCGACAGCTACTCTGGACATCAGCCCACCTATCTTTACTTCTGCAAACGCCTTGGCTACTGTCAATTCTTTCCCACAGGCAGCCGCTGTTGTGACGATGGTTGGCTCGGCTAACACCGGCTACCCACAGAACCTGATCTACCACAAAGATGCCATTAGCTTTGCTACTGCTGACTTGTTGTTGCCACAGGGCGTGGATATGGCTTCACGCCAAGTCCATAACGGCATCTCGTTGCGTATCGTGCGTCAGTACGACATTAACAACGATCGCCTTCCCTGCCGTATTGACGTGTTGTATGGCTTTGCCGCCATCCGTCCCGTCACCGCGGTTCGTCTCTGGGGCGCTTAATTAAGCGGGGGTTACGGCCCCCCTTTGTAACTTATTTAAAGGAAATTTATCATGGCACTTTCTAATGGCACAGGCGGTTATCAAATCGGCGCAGGCGCAACTGACGAAGCAATTATGTTTGTTCAGGGCGCACCTACTGCGTTGACAGCCGCAGCAACCGCAACAGCTTCACAACTCGAAAATGGTCTGTTTACTTTTGACGGCACTGCTGGCAACCTTACATTGCCAACAGTTGCTTTAATGGAAGCAGGCATGCCTAGCGCACAAAAAGTCAATTCTGCATTTGACTTCTTTGTGATCAACCTTGACGCTTCTGACGCCATCACTTTGGCTGTTGGTACTGGTTGGTCGATTGTTGGAGTGGCGGCTGTATCCGCTCTAACATCAGCCCAATTCCGCGCGCGCAAGACTGGCGACGGCACTTGGACTGCATACCGTCTGTAATGTAAAGGGGGCGCTTCGGCGCCTTCTTTTTAACAAGGAAATATTATGGCTAATACCAAACCAGTAGGCGTAGCCTACTCAGACCCTGATTTATCAGGCGGTACAATTGACAACACACCTATTGGTGCTGTAACACCTAGCACTGTTGAAGGCACGACTGTTTATGCAGACGTAGAGATTGGTTATGCTGCTGTGGCACAAGGCGCAGTTACTCAATTGACATCAAAATCTACTGCCGTGACGCTTAACACGTCAGCCGGTCAGATTACGATGAACGCAGCCTCTTTGCCAGCAACTACCAACGTGACTTTTACGCTGACCAATAGCACTATTTCAGCTAAAGACGTGTTGCTTTTAACTGTTACTAACGGCACATCGGCGTCTTACAACGCTTTTGTGTCTAGCATGGGTGCAGGGTCGGCGACTATTACGTTGCGTAACATCAGCGCAAGCCCTTTGGCTGAAGCTGTTGTGATCAACTTTGCAATTATTCATTGCGCTTAATAAGGCGGGGGTTACAAACCCCCGTTTCAACTTATGATCATTTACCTACAACACCCCCTGCACGGTCAAAAGGTTGCTACTTCCGATACGGAAGCAGAATATGATGAAACAAATGGCTGGGTGCGCTACAATCCAGAGACGCCTTTGGTCGAGCCAGAAGCGGTCAACGCATTGAAACGTAGACGCAAAACTTCGGAGTAAACATGAGCAACACCGCTGGCGATCAAATAAATGGTGCGTTGCGTCTAATCGGCCAGTTAGCTGAAGCCGAAGAACCCTCTGCCGCAACCGCAAACGACGCGCTAAGAACGATGAATCAGATGATTGATTCATGGAGCACAGAACGCTTGTCGGTGTACGCCACGCAAGACCAAATTTTATCTTGGCCGCCAAACGTGTACGAGCGCACGTTAGGGCCTACTGGTAACTTTGTGGGCGTTCGACCAATCTTGGTAGACGACTCGACATACTTTAAAGACCCTGCGTCAGGCATTTCTTACGGCCTAAAACTAATCAATCAGCAGCAGTACAACGGTATTGCTGTTAAGACGGTTACCTCGACCTACCCGCAAGTCATGTGGGTCAACATGACTTATCCAGATATTACACTGACGGTTTATCCAGTACCCACTAAGGTGCTAGAGTTTCATTTGGTGTCCGTTCAAGAACTAACTACCGCCGCATTGCTGTCTACAGTCTTAGCGTTTCCACCAGGCTATATGCGAGCGTTTAAGTACAACCTAGCGTGTGAAATAGCCCCTGAATTTGGTGTTGAGCCTAGCCCCACGGTATCCAGAATTGCAATGACCTCTAAGCGTAACTTAAAACGCATCAACAACCCTGACGACATTATGTCGATTCCTTACTCGATTGTTGGGACGCGTCAACGGTATAATATTTTTGCCGGAAATTTTTAATGAAAAGCCCCATCCTCGGATCAGCCTATGTGACTCGCAGCATCAACGCTGCGAACAACCGCATGGTCAATCTGTTTCCAGAGGTGATTATTGAGGGCGGTAAAGAGCCAGCGTTTTTAAACAGAGCGCCAGGGCTTAATCTGCTTACTACCGTTGGGCAAGGTCCTGTGCGGGGGATGTGGCAATACGGTGGTTACGGTTATATTGTTTCGGGCAACACGCTCTACCGCATCGACAATGAGTACAACATTACGACCATAGGCGTGGTAGCCAACGACGGTCCCGTGTCAATGTCAGACGATGGCAACCATTTGTTTATCGCTTGCAATGGGCCAAGCTTTATCTACAACGCCACAACTTTAGCATTTGGTCAGATTACCGACCCAGACTTTCCTGGTGCGCTGACTGTATCTTACCTTGATGGCTATTTTGTGTTTATTGAGCCCAACAGCCAACGGGTGTGGGTAACAACCTTGCTTAACCCAACGTCCATCGACCCACTTGATTTTGCAAGCGCTGAAGGCAGCCCTGACGGCTTGGTGTCATCTATCACCGACCACTCAGAGGTTTGGCTCTTTGGCACAAACTCAGTTGAGGTTTGGTACAACTCAGGCGCAGCAGATTTCCCATTACAACGCATCTCTGGCGCTTTTAACGAGATTGGATGTGCAGCTACCTATTCGGTTGCAAAGCTTGACAACGGCTTGTTTTGGCTTGGTTCTGATAACCGTGGGCAAGGCATTGTTTACCGTGCTAACGGCTACACCGGCACACGCATCAGCACCCACGCCGTCGAGTGGCAGATTCAACAGTACGGTGATATTTCGGACGCTATTGCGTACACGTATCAACAAGACGGCCACGCGTTTTACGTGCTGACCTTTCCTACCGCGGGCGCTACTTGGGTGTACGACGTAGCAACTCAAGCG